GGTAATTTCGAACCCCTTTCTACAGCTAGCGGTAGGGGTATGCGTGTCGCAGCATTCCCACATGAGACGCACTTAAGACGCCAAAACGCAAAAGTTGACCATTATATGCGCCAGAATCGTTACGCGGCACTATTTCGCTTAAAACGGCGCTATTGGTCTTAAATTGCCCGTATGCAGGTCTGCAACACCAAGGAACTGGCTGAGGAACTGGGCATCACGCAAGCCCGGATCAGTCAGATGAAGAGCCAAGGGCGGTTTGACGGCTGCTTCGCGGTGAACAGGAACAAGATCGAGTGGGACAAGGAGGCGGCGGTCAAGGCGTACAGGGAAGGCAACCCGTTGGCCAGCGTGAGTCCCACGCGTCGCAAATCAGAAGACCTTGAGATTCCGACATTCAATGAAAGTCGTGCGAAGTCTGAGCATTTTCGTGCGGAGCTTGCTCGCTTGGATCTGGAGGTCAAAGAGGACCAACTCGTGGAAGTTGCTCGTGTACAGCGGGAGGCTTTCACTGCTGCTCGTGCTGTACGGGATGCTTTGGGTAATATTCCTGATCGCGTTAGCAACCAGTTGGCTGCGGAGTCGGATCCTGTTGTCATCCACCAGACGTTGACCGAGGAGATTCGCAAAGCGTTGGAGACGTTGACCGATGCGTGACGGAGCATTGCTGTATCGGCAGGCATTTCGCGATGGCCTCCGCCCTGACCCTGATCTGTCCGTGAGTCAGTGGGCGGATCTGTACCGGATGTTGTCCAACAAAGCCAGCGCCGAGCCGGGACCGTGGCGGACGGAAAGGACTCCTTACCTCAAGGAGATCATGGACTGCATGTCTGCCAACTCCGCCGTTCAGAAGGTGGTGTTCATGGCTGGTGCGCAGCTTGGCAAGACAGAAGCGATCAACAACGTGGTGGGCTACATGATCGCCCATGCTCCCGGTCCAGCACTTTTCGTGCAGCCGACGATTGAGATGGCTAAAAGATTGTCAAAGCAGCGGCTTGATTCGCTGATTCATGAGACACCGTGCCTTGCCGACAAGGTCGCTCCTGCTCGAAGCCGCGATTCAGGCAACACGATGTTTTCAAAGGAGTTCCCTGGTGGGATCCTCCTACTTACGGGTGCCAACAGCGCTACGGGCTTACGGTCTGCTCCTTGTCGCTGGGTGCTTCTTGATGAGGTTGATGCTTTTCCGAGTGATGTGGACGGTGAAGGCGACCCTTGTGCATTGGCTGAGCGTCGTGCGTCAACCTTTTCTCGTCGGAAGATCATCCTTACGTCCACGCCAACGGTAAAGGATACGAGCCGGATTGAGACGGAATATCTGGCGTCGGATCAACGTCGATATTTTGTCCCGTGTCCACATTGCAATCACATGCAGTGGCTGCAGTGGAAGAACCTGCAGTGGCGTGACGGTGATCCAAAGACTGCTGCGTATGTCTGCGAGGCTTGCGGGGCGCACATACCAGAGCATTACAAGAGTGAAATGCTGCGCAAAGGTGAGTGGCGTGCGACGACCACAAGCCAAGATGCAAGGACGGTTGGATTCCATTTGTCCTCCTTGTACTCTCCACTTGGGTGGAAGAGCTGGGAAGAAATTGTTGGCGAATTTTTACGTGCGAAGAACGACGCTCCGTTGTTGAAGACGTTCGTTAATACCATTTTGGGCGAAACTTGGGAGGAAGAAACTGGGGCAAAACTTGGTGCCGATAGCCTTTCTGAGCGAGCCGAGTTCTATCCCGCCGGTGAAGTCCCGAAAGGCGCTTCGATACTGACTGCTGGCGTTGACGTGCAGGACAACAGGGTCGCTGTTGGGCTTTATGCGTGGGGCGCTGGTGAGGAGAGCTGGTTGATCAGTCACACAGAGATTTACGGCGATCCAGCCGGACAAAAATTGTGGGAACAAGTTGATGACCTCTTGCTAAGGGATTACCCGCATGCCGAAGGCGGAAGACTAAAAGTTTCGGCAATTGGTGTTGACTCCGGCGGTCACTTCACAAGCGAAGTGTATGCGTACGCCAGAGCCAGAAAGGGAAAGGGTGTGTTTGCTTTGAAAGGGCAATCGGTGCGGAACAAACCGCCTATTGGGAAGCCTTCCAAGGTGGATATTAACTACAAAGGGCAAGTTTTGAAAAATTCGGCCGAGGTGTTCCCTGTCGGTTCTGACACGATCAAGTCAACGTTGTTCGGCAGATTGAAGCACAACGAGCATGGCGCTGGTTACATCCACTTCCACGCCGAGGCTGGTCAGGAGTACTTCAAGCAAATCACGTCGGAGCGTCAGGTCGTCCGCTACGTCAAGGGTTTTGCGATTCGAGAGTGGAAGAAGCGACCGGGTGATCGCAACGAGGCATTGGACTGTTTTGTGTACAGCTATGCGGCGCTGCATTTTCTGTACATGCGGTTCAACAGGAACACGATTTTTGAGCAGTTTGAGCGGAGTATTGGCAAGGCTGCGAAAAAAGCAGATACAAGTGACGTATTGCCTGACAAGCCGATAGACTCAACATATCGGCCACCGCAAAGGCGGGTACGGCGCAGCAATCCTTCATTCGTGACGAGCTGGTGAGCATCCTTGTCCCGAACCTGATTTACGCGGGTGACACGGTCATTTTTGACGTACCTGCGTTCAAGGACGCCATTGGAACCAACATCGACAGCGGCACCTACACGCTCACGTGGTACGCACGGACGAATACTGCAAGTGAAGGCACGACTGTTGTTGGCACTGCTGAAGGCACTGGTTGGCGGGTAACAGTCCCTGCATCGACCACCACTGGCTTTGACGCTGGCCTGTGGACTTGGCAGGCGATTGCCACCTACAGCACGCTGCAGTACACCGCTGGTCGCGGTCAGTTCACCGTCAAGGCCACTGCCAAGTACGCCGGATCGCCCGGTGCATTTGATGATCGGTCTCGCGCTGAGATTGACCTGTCTTACGTTGAGGCAGCCATCCGCACACTCGCTCAAGGCGGGATGGTGCAGGAATATCAGATCGGCGGGCGTAGCCTGAAGCGGTACAAGATGGCCGAACTTCTTCAATTGCAAGACAGTTTGAAAGCTGAAATTGCAATGGAGCGGAAAGCTGAGAAAATCCGTCAGGGTCTCGGCAATCCCGGTCTCGCCAAAGTGAGGTTCCGTTAATGGCGATCTTCGGTATCGGCCGCACCGGCGCGTTGCAGAAGCAACTGGCTGAAGCGCAGCAGAAGAATGGTTACCTGAAGCGTGCTTACGCCGCTGCTCAGAACAACCGCCTCACGTCTGACTGGATCAGTCAAGCCACATCGGCTGACAGCGAGATCCGAGGCAGCATCAGGATGCTTCGCAATCGCGCCCGTCAACTGGTGCGTGATTCCGACTTCGCCAAGTCTGCCCTGCGTGCTGTCCGCAACAACGTGGTCGGCACCGGCATCAGGATGCAAGCTCAGGTGCGCATGCAGCGTGGTGGGCGCCTTGCTGATGAAATCAATCGCCGCATTGAAGAGGAATTTGACCGTTGGACTTCAGCCAAGCGTTGTCACGCCGGCGGCAAGCTGAGCTGGTATGACATCCAACGCCTCAGCATCACCTCTGTCCTTGAATCCGGTGAAGTCTTCATCCGTCTTGTCAAGCAGCCCTTCGGCGGCAGCAAAATACCGCTCGGCCTTGAACTTATCGAGTCGGATCTTCTTGATGATGATTACAGCGGCATCGAAAAGAACGGCAATGAAGTACGAATGGGCGTGGAGATTGACAAGTGGGGCAGACCGGTTGCCTATCACTTCTTTGATTACCACCCTGGCGATTACCAATTTGCTTATGCCGTCAAAGCAATGAAGCGCCGCGTGCGCATTCCTGCTGAAGACATCATTCACCTCTACCTGATTGAACGCCCCGGCCAGACGCGTGGTGTTAGCGCGTTTGCTACGGCGATCATGCGCCTGCGTAATTTGTCTGGATATGAGGAGGCCGAGATTGTCGCCGCTCGTGCCAGCAGCAGCATGATGGCGTTTGTCAAGACACCGGATCAGGAGCTGTTTGAAGATGGCACGTTTGATCAGGAGTCTGTCCTCGACTTCTCACCCGGCAGCATCCGCCGATTGGCTCCCGGTGAAGAGATGCAGTTCTTCACGCCCAATCGCCCTGATGATGCATTCACTCCTTTTGTGCAGCAAATGCTGCGAGCTGTGGCTGCTGGGATTGGCTGTTCTTACACGCAAGTCAGCTCAGATTTCTCTCAGAGCAACTACAGCTCTTCACGACTGGAACTGCTTGAAACAAGAACGCATTACAAAACACTCCAGCAATACTTGATCGAATCGCTGTGCGAAGAGGTCTACGAGAAGTGGATTGAAATGGCGGTTTTGGCCGGCGTTCTGGATCTGCCAAATTACGACAGCAACCCTGAGCGTTATGAAGAAGCCAAGTGGATTGCACCCGCTGCTCAGTTCGTTGACCCGCAGAAAGAAGCTGCTGCTTACAAGGAACTGATTCGCTCAGGCATCATGACGCTCTCGCAGGTGATCGCCCTGCATGGTGGTGACTTTGAAGATCAAATGCGTCAACGCCAGCATGAACTTGCTGTTGCTGATGAGTACGGCATTGTCCTTGATACCGACCCGTCGCAGGTTTCTAACAACGGTGTTTCTCAACCTGTTCCTGTTGCTCCAACTGAACATCCGATGGAACATGAGGAAGAACCTGAACTTGAGGACATCGACTGATGGCAAAGGTTGGTGACAAAACAATCGACCTGATGCCAACAGAAGGCATGAAGGCCGAAGCGCGTCGTTATCGCGCATGGAAGAAAGACGGTCGCCCCGGTGGCACTGATGTTGCCGCTACGCGTGCCGGCCAGATCCTTTCCGGTGATGAACTGAGTCCTGAGACTGTCATCACGATGGCCGCATGGTTTGCTCGCCATGAGGTTGACAAGCAAGGCAAAGGCTTCCGCCCCGGTGGTGACGACTATCCTTCGCCGGGTCGCGTAGCATGGGCGGCATGGGGCGGTGATTCAGGTCAAACCTGGAGCAACATGAAATCCAAAGCCATCAAAAAAGCACAGGAGCGTGCCATGGAAATCAACGAAGAGATCGTCGATGGACGCCCCTATCCAAATGAGCATGCTGCTCGCCTGACTGACCCTGATCAGTACGACAGCATCCGCCGCGTCAATGATGAATTCGGCGCTGGCATTGATGCTATTTACGGGATCAAGGAAGGCACCTCTGAGCTGCAGGCCATCCGCTTTGATGCTGACCGCTTTACGCCTGCCGAGGCTCGCGAATGGCTGAGCGATCACGACTTTGATCCGATGATGTTTGAAGAAGCCACCGGTGAACGCGAAGAGGAGCGTGCCGCGCCTGACGCCGTCAAAGTTGGTGATTTTGTAGAGTGGGATTCAAGTGGTGGCACTGCACGCGGTAAAGTTACGCGAATTGCCCGCGAAGGTGTAATTGAAGTGCCGGATTCTTCGTTTACGATTAACGCATCTGAAGAAGATCCCGCTGCATTGATTCGCGTGTACCGCAAAAACAGCGAAGACAATTACGAACAAACCGAAACTGTTGTCGGTCATAAGTTCTCTGAACTTCGCAAGATTGCTGCGCTGCGTTTCTTTGAAGGCGAGACGCTGAAGCGTTCACTCGCAACTGAGTTTCGCTCTGAAAGCGAAGATCGCACGCTTGAGTTCCCCTTTGCCAGCGAAGCGCCTGTTGAGCGTTACTACGGCATGGAAGTGTTGAGCATGGATGCCAAGTCCATGGATCTCACCCGTCTCAATGATGGTGCGCCTCTGTTGTACCAACACGATGCAGACAAAATCGTCGGCGTTGTGCAGAAGGCTTACATCAAAAACAAGCGTGCCTATGCACGCGTAAAACTCGCGAACAACGAACTAGGTCGCGAGATGCAAGAGTTGATCAAGGATGGAATCATCCGCAATGTCAGCTTCGGCTACAAGATCAACTCCATGGAAGCCGATGAGTCCACATCACCTGTGACTTATCGCGCTACCAGTTTCCAACCGTTTGAAATAAGCCTGGTCACCGTGCCGGCTGATAATTCGGTTGGAATCGGACGTTCTTTCTCCCATAATGAGAACGTCGATACGGCCTCAGCCGTTCACAGTCAACCCAACGGAGTTACAACCGTGGATCAAAACCTCAATGTTGAGGCTATCCGCGCTGAGGCCGCTCAGGCCAAGGCTAAGGAAATGGCCGACATGATTGCTCTTGGTCAACGCACCAAGAACATTGAAATGGCTCAGGAGTTCATTGCTAACTCCCGCAGCCTCGATGAGCTTCGTTCCGCCCTTCTGGAAAAGATGGGTGTGGAAGAGAAGCCCCTGAACCCCAAGGATGCCGAGATCGGCATGTCGGACAAAGAGAAGCGTGACTTCTCCTTCATCCGCGCCATCAACGCTCTGGCTCACCCCAACAGCCAAGAAGCTCAGCGTGCTGCTGCTTTCGAAATGGAAGTCAGCCGTGCTGCTCAGCAGAAGTCTGGCAAGGAAGCCCGTGGCATCCTGATCCCTGCTGATGTGCTGGGTTATGGCCGCCGTGACCTGACCGTGGGTTCTGCCTCCGGTGGTGGTGATCTGGTTGCCACCGAGCTGATGAGCGAGAGCTTCATCGATCTGCTCCGCAAGGCTCTTGTGCTGCAGACCGCTGGCGCGACCGTGATGACCGGCCTGCAAGGCATGGTTGCTCTGCCCCGTCAGTCTGGTGGTGCCACTGTGTACCACGTTGCTGAGTCCGGCTCGATCACCGAAGGTCAACTGACCGTCGACCAAGTGACGATGCAGCCCCGCACGATTGGTGCGCTGACCGATTACTCGCGTCGTCTGCTGCTTCAGTCCAGCATCGACATCGAGAACCTGGTGCGTCGCGATCTGGCTCAACAGATTGCTATCGAAGTTGAGAACCAAGCCATCAACGGTATTGGCGCTGCTTCGTATCCGCTGGGCTTCCTGAACGTGACCGGTATCAACACCGAGTCCGGCTATACCACGTTCCTTGATTACGTGAACGCTGAAGCCGCTCTCAGCACCGACAACGCCCTGCTGGGCAGCCTCGGCTATCTGATGAACTCCGCTTTGCGCGGGACTCTGAAGACCACCGAGAAGTCGGCCACCGGCACCAACGCCAACTTCATCTACGAAGCCGACAACACCATCAACGGTTACCCGGCTTACGTGTCCAACTCCATGCCGAACAACACTGCGGTGTTCGCTAACTTCAGCGACATCCTGATCGGCTTCTGGAGCGGTCTGGACATCATGGTTGATCCTTACACCGGTTCCGCTTCCGGCACCGTGCGTGTGGTGGCCATGCAGGACTATGACGTGGCCATCCGTCACCCTGAGTCCATCTGCAAGCTGTCCTGATGATTACGGAGCGGGTAATGCGCATTCAGATGCTGCGTGACACCATCGTTGACCTCAAGCAGGTGAAAGTTGGTGATTACGTAGAAACCGATAAAAAATCAGCTCTGCTGTTGATCGGTATTCAGAAGGCCATTCCCGCTCCCATCATCGAGGAAGTTGTTGTTACGGCTGACGAGCAGCCGGATCCTGTTCAAAGCAAACCCGCTCCCAAACGGAGAAAGACCAATGATCCACAACCT